TTTAGATACTATAACAAATTTAACGGTTTCTTTTTCTTTTGATAATCAATTGAAAGAGAATAATATTCTTTATTATTTGTATGATATAAAAGAAGGTGAGACTCCCGAAATTATAGCACACAAATACTATGGTGATGTTGAGAAACATTGGATTATATTGAAGTTGAATGATATCATCGATATCAAATCCCAATGGCCACTAGATTATAGATCATTAAATTTGTCAATAGAACAAAAATATAAAAACAATGCTTCTCCAGGACAAACTGGAATAATTTGGGCACAACAGAATATACACTCTTACTATAAAATAGTTAGAGGAACATTTTTGGATTCCGAAGAGATGAACGAAAATGAATATGATATTGATCAAGCAACATATAATAGTTTAAGTAATTCGGAAACAATTTATACATTAGCGAACAATGTCAAGTATAAGCTTGAGGTCATTAAAAAATATAGAACATATTATGATTATGAAAATTCTTTAAATGAAAAGAAAAGAAAAATAAAGATGATAAAACCTAATAATGTCGCTATTATTGAGAAAGAATTTGAAGGAATAATGATTAATGGCAGATAGTATTAATTACACAACTCAATTTGAAATTGAAGAACTTAGTATAGTAAGTAAAATAGGATATATTGATATTTCCACTTTCTTTGAGGAAATTCATATTTTCGACTCGATTTTTAATCCTTGCGTTTCTGGAAAAATTTTAGTAAGGGATTCTTTAGGGTTAGCCAATAAATTAATGTTCGATGGTACAGAACTCATAAAAATTTCTATTGGTAAAACGAAAAACTTGTCTAGATTAGAAAAAACATTTAGAATATACAAAATCACAGAAAGAAAGCCAGTAAATCCAAATACAGAGACATACATTATTCATTTTGTTTCTGAGGAGTATTTTCTTTCACAGCAACAAAGAATTAGTAAGTTTTATAAAAAAACATATTCTGATATAGCGAAAAATATATTCGAAGAGTATCTTGGACTTAAATCAAATAAAGTTTTTGTTGAGAGCACATTAGGAATCAGACAAATAATTATGCCATTTGAGACGCCATTCTGGTGTTTAAATTTGTGTGCTAGAAAAGCGGTTAATCAGAAAAAATCACCAACTTTTGTTTTTTATGAGAATAACGTCGGTTATCATTTCGTAAGTCTTTCGAGTCTAATATCTAAAAGTCCTATAACCACTGTTAACTATCAGCCAAAAAATGTTTTAGAAGAAGATATGAGTAAAGATTTTAATGGTGCTAGAGAGCTTGAAGTCATATCCCAGTTCAATATTGATAATAACATTAAATCAGGTCTTTACGGTTCAACATTTTATGGAATAGATTTGACTGCTGGAAAAGTTGTAAAGAAAACCGCGAATTTTTTTGATATCTATTCCAAAAGTCTTCATGCTAATAAATCTCCGAATGTAGGAATTTTTCAAAATAAGTTGAGTAGATTGAATACACAAATGACAGATTCTAATATTGTGGTTCATTTTTCTGATGCATTGTCTGGTAAATTAGACTATATCAAAAAGAATAATCCAGTATCCATCAATGAAGAAGATGATACATATAATTATATGATTGAGCGTCGGGCACTAATACAAAATTTTATGAATCGCAGATTAAGAGTTGTTATGCCTGGAAATTTTATCTTAACTTCTGGTGAAACAGTGAATATGATGATTCCAAAATTAACTGAAAAAACAATTAATGACGGTGACAATTTAGATGAGACTTTAAGTGGGAAATATTTGATTGCTGCTACTCGACATATCATATCATTTAATAGACACGAAACTGTGATGGAAATAATTACTGATTCCACTATTCACAATAACACTTATCAAAGTTCAGTAAAACAAACATCTTTATTGGTGGCGAATGGTTAATTTAAATAATCAATATCCAACTATATTTGGAATTGTTGTCGATAGACAATCACCAGAGAAGCGTAACGAAATAAAAGTTCGTTGGATTCCCGCTTATATGAACATTGCTGATAATGATTTGCCATGGTCAGAAGTAGTTAATTCATTGACGGACACTTCCACTATCATCGATCTTATTCCGGGTGATATTGTGATGGGTACATTTTTGGATGCAGAAAAACAACGACCTCTTGTATATGGAAAAATTAATTCTATTCCTGATGGATGGAAAAGCACTCCACAAATAATGACTCTGTTGATTAATGATGGCAAATTACATCCTTCGAATGCCACTAGAGTGCCGGGTCAACCTAGTTTATCTGGAACAGGAAGAGGAGTCATAGAAGGATCTGTGATTGATAAATCGAATAAGAATATAGTTCATGTTTGTGACATATCATTAGAAATGAAAAGGGCTGCTGCGTGGGTTCGTTTGAAATATAGTGAGTTAATGCAAGCCATTCGTAATGGAATAAGGGCTATTCTGAATGCTCTAGGTCTTTCTCCTGAAGGTGTTTCTGCAAGATTTAAAGAATTGGCACAAAATGTTATTCGTGCTTTAAAAAAAGTACAAAAATTTTTCAGAGAAGTTTCAGATGCATTAACGATTGTTCAACAATTTATCAGAGAAGTTAATGAACTGATTAAATGGATTCTCTCGCTTCCTGCGAAAATTTTAGCTCTATTATCTGATTGTCTGGCAAGATTGCAACGATCATTAGCCATAGGATTTTCAGAATTATTTAAAGATGCTAGTGGAGGATCAGTCGGAACAGATGTTGTGCAAGTTTTTCAGGAAGTAAAGAATACATTTTCCGCTGCGGTTCAGACTGCTTCAGTTGCAGCATCGACCGCTGCCACTGCTGCCGAAACAGCAACTCTAGTTGGGCAATCTAGTAATACTGTAAAATCTTTTAGGATTTAATATGGAAAAACCATCATTTGATAACTCTTGGTTGCAAAGAGAATCGGAAGCTAGTGTAGAAACGCCACCAGTTTATCCTTTTAATAAATCCAGACAAACTGAATCTGGTCATTTGTTTGAAATGGATGACACTCAAGATAGAGAAAGAATTCGTCTGCAACATGGTGGTGCTAGAACGAATGGCATAGGAACGTATTTTGAGATGCATTCTGATGGTGATATGACAACCAATGTCATAAAAGATAATTATCAAATTATTGCAGGAAAGAATAATGTTTCGATAAAAGGAGTTTGTAATATTACGATTGAAGGTGATAGTATTGTCCATGTTAAAGGTAGTAAGTATGAGAGAATTGATGGTGATTACATTCAAGAAGTTCGAGGAAATTGTACTAGAACTGTTGTTGGTGAACACACGATAAACTCTTTAAATGACACTTCGATAAACGTTGGAAATCCAGATAGTATTGTTCCTAATGGAGCATTATATCTCAGGGCTGCGGATTACGTTATGGTGGATTCAGATTTACAAGTTGAAGGATCAATATCTGGAGATATGATTACAGCAAAAACTAAGGTCAATGGCGGAACTCAAGTTACTGCTGGTCCTTTAGGATTTGTTTCGGAATCCGGCGGACTATCTGTCGGTTTTCCTGTGGCAACTCCTCTGACTGTGAAAGCGGGTGTTTTGGTCACTGCTCCAATGATAAGAGATGCCATAGGATCAATGTTTATGATGAGAGTGCAATTCAATACTCATAATCATATGGCATTCAAAGGTCCAACTTCTTTTCCACTTCGCTATATGATTTAGGATGAAAAATGTCTGGTGCAAATGTATTTAATCGTTTAAGTTTTAATTTTGACACATCAAAATTTGGTGATGCTGTAAATTTAAGTGACAGCACAAAAGATTTTTTAAGTGAGAATCCTTTGCCACTGAAAACTTGGCAAAAAGAAGAATTAGCAAACGGAAATATTTTAGCGACAAATTACTACAAAAATCCAGTCATACAAATATTAACTGCATATAAAGAGTCCGTAAATACTTTTATAAATTTAGCAAATTCTATTGCATCTTTTGATAATACACAATTCACATCAGCAAATTTAACGATTTTTTCAACAAATCTAAAAGAGCAAATAAATCTATTCAGTAGTCATACGAATAACGTTTCTGGTGTCGGAACAAGTACAGCATTAGTTGTCGAAAATGCTACAGAAGCAGAAGATTATCCCGATTATCAAAAAGCAATAAATACTGGTCAAGGACTGGTTATGATATTGAGCAGCACTGATGGAATATTGAATGCGACTCCTGTTCTCGGAAGTATGACGAGTTTATTTGTCAATTCCGAATTATCTGCTAATTCGAATTCAATTAACAGTTTTATCACCATACTAACAGGAACAATAAGAACAGAAACATTATCTGGTGAAAATGGTCCATATTCAGCCAATGTCTCCAACATTACTGCAAGTGCAGCTAATACGATACTTACTGGTCTAAGTTCAGCAAACACGATTTTGTATACTCGAAGAATGCATGATTGGAATTTTTATAGACAAAGTTTAAAACTTTTAGAAGATTATGATAAAGTTGACCGACTGGAGAATGTTGGTGGAACTCAAGATTATTTGATACGCAATTTAGTGGGCACACAATCTTATATTGATAAACTATCTGCAAATAACTAATAAATAAAAGATGGCAACGATAACAACAAATACGGTTAGAAAATATAAAGATTTGGATTTGAATTTCATTTCACATCCGGTAAGAAAGGATGTAAATAAACTCTTAGATGAAGATGCTGTTATTGGTTCAATAAGAAATTTATTACAAACATCTCATTACGAAAGACTTTTTCAACCAAGTTTAGGTTCAAATGTGAAAAGGATCCTTTTTGAAAACATGGATCCTATTTCCGAATCTGCCCTGAAAAGGGAAATAATTCAAACCTTAACTAATTTTGAACCCAGAGTTTCTGTTAATTCAATCACTATAAAATCAAATTATGAAAATAATTCTTATGATCTTTCTTTGAATTTCACTGTGCTAAACACTTCAGAACAAGTTTCGATACAATTTTCTTTAAAACGAGACAGGTAAAATGGCAGATCGTTTAAATGTTACAGAGTTAGATTTCGATTCAATCAAAACAAATCTAAAAAATTTTTTAAAGCAACAAAGTGAATTTCAGGATTATGATTTTGATGGATCAGGACTATCGGTCTTACTCGATGTTCTATCATATAACACACATTATAATGCCTATTACTTGAATGCTATTGC